TAAAAGATAGGAATGAAATTACAGGTAAAACATCTACAGGATTGTATATGTATTTCTTACCTGCACAAGATAACATGGAGGAGTTCACAGATAAGTACGGTAAGTGCCACACTGAGAAACCTGCAATAAAGACATACAACGTATTAGGGGAATTAATCCGAACAGGCTCTATTGAGTATCTACTAGCTGTAGAAGAACAAAAGAAGAAGCAATCAGATAAAGCACTTAACGAGCAGTTAAGAACTTACCCTAGAACATTGGAACACGCTCTTAGAGATGAAGCTGATGAATGTATGTTCAACATTAACAAACTGTATGAGCAAATAGACCACAACGACCAATTACCAGAAGAGTCTAGATTCACAATAGGTAATTTCAGATGGAAGGATAATGTAGTTGATGGAGATGTTGAGTTCTATCCAGATGATAAAGGGAGGTTTAAAATCTCTTGGATGCCATCGGATGTAGATAGTACTTTACATTTAAGAAACAGAGTACGAGAAGTTAATGGTAGGTTCTACCCAATGAACTTAGAGTGTGTGAGATTTGGATGTGACCCATTCTCTTTAAAGTCTACACACGGTAAAGGTTCTAAAGGTGGATTACACGGTAAAACTATAACAGCACCAGAAGGAGGTGCGCCATCGAATAAGTTCGTTGTTGAATACTTAGCACGACCACAAGATGAAACAATATTCTTCGAAGATGTGATTAAGTGTATCAGATTTTATGGTGCGCCAATCTTAGTAGAATCAAACAGAATTGATTTATTAAGACACATGAGAAATAGAGGTTACAGAGGTTTTGCTATGGATAGATTAGATAGACCAAAGCATAAACTAAACCCTAACGAAAAAGAGTACGGTGGTCAACCAATGTCAGGTCAAGATATTCTAGATTCTCACATGAATGCGATAGGATTGTGGATTGAGAGATATGTTGGTATCTATGCGGATGAAGAGAAGCAAATACGACCAATAGGTGAAATAGGTGATATGCCATTCCAAGAAACATTAAAAGATTGGTTATCTTTTAATCCTGACAAAAGAACAGAATATGATGCAACTATTTCATCAGGTTTAGCTATTATGGCTTGTAGTACTGAAAGGTATAGAGGTAAGAAAGGGAAGCCTAAACGAAATCATGTAAAAGCTATAATAAAGAAATTCAATAACACAGGTTCAATTAGTACAGCAATAAAAAGATAAGAATGAAAAGTAAACAAAGTAAATTAATGACCAGAAGAAGCTACCCTAACTATCTAGCCCCAGATGAGGAAAAGATGACAGAGGAGTATGGTCTACAAATGGGTAAAGCCATAGAATACGAATGGTGGTTTAGACCAGAGAACTCTCAATGCAAGTTCTTTGATAAAAGAGACCGTTACCATGAATTACGTTTATACGCTAGAGGTGAACAAGACACTAAGTTATATAAAGATATAATTACTGGTGGAGATGACACTTCTTATAGTAATTATGATTGGAGACCACTTCAAATAGCACCTAAGTTTTTAAAACTTCTTAGTAACCAAATGACTGAGAGGCTATTTGACATTAAAGCAGAAGCTGTAGATAAATTCTCTACAGATGCTAAGGATGACCACAAAGCTAGGTTAGAGGCTATAATGCAAAACATGAACCTTGCTAAGATTCTTAAAGAGGATGTAGGGGTAGAATCTATACCACAAGATATAACTGAAATTCCAGACTCTAAGGAGGAATTGGATTTATACATGAATTTAAAGTATAAACCAAATATTGAGATAGCTGCAGAGGAAGCTATGAAGTTTACTTTAGACTTAAATGACTACAAAGAAACTCAAAGTAGATTAATTGAAGATGTAGCCACATTAGGTTTAGCAGGGATTAAGCACGAAACTGACCCATCAAAAGGTATTCGATGGTAAGTTTAACGATGAGCAATTGAGAGAGATTGCATCATCAACATCAGAGTGGAACAAGTACCACCACACAGGAAATTCAACTCAGTTTAGAGAGGATGACTTAGGTGGAATGATGGTAGATGTTCTACACTTTACGTTTAAATCCACTAAGACTTTATCGTACAAAAAGAAGTACTTAAATAACGGTGGGTATAAAATGACTAAGAAGAATAGTACTTTCAAGAAGGCTAACAAGGATTATAAAGGTTATGATGTAGCCAAGAAGGTAATCGACGTTTGGTACGAAGGTTCATTAATCTTAGGAACAGAACACATATACAACTATAAGTTATGTGAGAATATGATTAGACCAAAGGGTAATTTAAACATTACTCACCCTAATTATTTATTCTACGCACCAGACTTATATCAAGATAGAACTAAGTCGTTAATAGGGAATATTATTCCTTACATCGACCAGATGCAAGAAATACACATTAAGTTACAACAACTTATCGCTAAGGCTAGACCTAACGGTGTATTTATAGATGTGGATGGACTAGAAGAAATTCCATTAGGAGATGGTAGCTTCCTATCACCACTTGAAGTAATTAAGATTTACGATGAGACAGGTAACGTACTTGGTGTATCACGAGATGCAGGAGGAGATTACAACTACGGTAGAGAACCAATCAGAGAACTAAAGAATGGTGTAGTTGATGGATTAGATAGATTAATCGGTGCATACAACCACTACTTAAACCTATTAAGAGATGCCATTGGTGTACCACAAGGTGCAGATGCTTCAACTCCTCACCCAAAAATGGCAGTAGGAGTTCAACAAAACTTAGCTAACAGTTCTAATACAGCTACAAGACACGTACTTGATTCTGTACTTAACATTACTGAGAGACTAGGTAAGTCATTAGCATTAAGACTTAAAGATGTTTTCCTTTACTCAGATTTGAAGGAGGTTTATGTAAATGCTATAGGTTCGGTTAATATGGAAATACTTAAGTCGATTAAGGATTACCACTTACACGATGTAGGTATTAACATAGAATTAAAACCAGATGCACAGGAGAAACAATTTCTAGAGCAAAATATCCAACAAGCGTTAGCTAAGGATAGTATTACGTTAGATGATGCACAAGATATTAGGTATATATCAAATATCAAGATGGCAAATGCTTTACTTAAAGTTAGACGTATTAAACGTGAGAAAATTAAGAGAGAGCATGAACTACAAGTTATTGAACGTAATAACCAAGGTCAAGCACAGATTGCTCAACAGGCATCACAAAATAAACAACAAGAAATTCAACTTACAGGTCAGATTAAGGTTCAAGAAAAGCAAGCTGATTTCCAAGGTAAGATGGCGTTAATAAAAGCAGAAGAGGAATCTAAAGCTAGATTAATGGCACAAGAGTTCCAATACAACATGACACTTAAGGGTGCAGAACAGGAAGTATTGAATGAAGCCAAGCGTTATGACAACGACAGAAAAGATGCTAGACAAAGAGAGGCAGCAACACAGACTTCTAAAATACAAGAACAGAAGCAATATAACAAGCCTGCTTTGACTTTTGAGAGTTCTGAGGACAATATATCAGGAGGAGTTGAAATGGGAGAATTAGACCCTCAATAGGAGAAAAATGACCCATACGAAATTTTTTGTATATTTGCAAATATAATTTAATAAAATTTTAAAAATATGTTCGGAAAGAAAAAAGGCTTTGGAAAACAAGCAAACGACGAAGGTGTGAATTTTGACTTCACAGGTGGACAACCAGAAGGAGAACCAACACCACAACCAGAGGGAGAGCCAACACCACAACCAGAAGGTGGGCCAACTCCACAACCACAAGATATTACACCAGAAGGTGATGAGGGTAACCCAACACCAGAGGTAGATATAAATAACGAGCCAGAAGGCGATGAAGGAGAACCAACTCCTACGCCAGAAGGTTCAGACAGTTCTTTAACACCAAGAACACCAGAAGGTGAACCAACTCCAACTCCTACAGTTGAGCCAGTTGAAGTTACAGAGGAAATGATACTAAAGAGCCTAAGCGAGAAGCTAGGAAGGGAAGTAACATCATTCGATGACTTAACTCCAACTAACCCATTAGAGGAAGATGAGTATGTGAAAAACCTTTTAGAATGGCGTAAGAAAACTGGTCGTCCAATCGAGGATTATGTTAAGTTCCAAAAGAACTACGACGAGGTGAGCGATATAGATGTAGCAAGAGAGTTTCTGCAAATCGAATATCCATCATTAAGCCAAGACGAAGTTGAATTTGAATTAGAGCGTAACTTCATTTCTAGTGACGATGATTTAGACGATGACGTTAAACTTAAGAATCTAGAGCTTAAGAAATATGCATCAAAAGGTCGTAACCAGTTAAAACAATATGTTTCGGAATTAGGAGAAGCTAATCCAAAACAGTTTACACCAGAGGTACAAGAACAGTTAGAATTTGCTAAGCAAGTTCAAGAGCAAATAAAGACTAATGAGTTAGCTCAACAAGAGTACGTTGCTGCATCTACAGAAGCAGTAAAAACTATTGACTCGATAAAGTTAAACTTATCGGATGACGTAGCATTAGACTTTAAAGTTGAAACACCAACAGAGCAGTTAAGCGAAATGGTATTGAACGCACCACATTGGAAAAATGAGGATGGTTCAACAAATCACCAAGAAGTTGCGAAAGATGCAGCTATTTTAGCTAACTTCGAAAAGATGTTACAATTAGCTTACGAGCAAGGAGTAAATTCTGGTACTGACCAAGTTATCAAAGATGCTAAGAATACAAACCTTACTGACACCGTTCAAGGTGCAGCACAGCCACAAGGCAAGAAAGGTATTGAAGTTGAAGGTCTAGATAATTACTTAGGTAAAAAAGGAATGTCAATCAGACGTTTTAAAAGATAACAACAATTATAAACAATTATTAGATTATGGCATTAAATGCAAACCCAAGTGCTAAAGTAACACCTTCTTCAACTAAGACGGTATTAAAATCAAACTACATCTCGTTATTTGATTACTCTAGCCAAGAATCACCAGAAATCCACGAAGAGATTGCAACTATTTACGGTAAGCAGTCTGTAGCAGGGATGTTATATATGTTAGGTGCAGAATCAGGATTCGCTTCTGATAAATACATCTGGACAGAAGAAGGACGTTTACACACGGTTTACAACACAGTAGCTCGTACAGGTAACGTATTCACACAAGCAGGTCACGTATTCAGATTAAACGAAACAATTCACGTTTCTGATGGTTCTGTAAAGCGTAGAGGTATTATCATCGCAAAAGATAATGATACATTTGAATTAGCACCTTACAAATCAGCAGGATTCTCTGCTTTAGGCACAGCTAATATTACAGCATTCGTTGATGGTTCTGAATACCGTAAAGGTACTGCAGGAGCGCAAGGTTCATTAAACACTGACTTCACAATCTTAAGTAATAAGCCAATTATTCAAAAAGATAAGTTCGAAGTTAACGGTTCTGATGCAACTCAAATCGGATGGGTAAAAACTTCTAACGGTGGGTACTTATGGTACTTAGAGTCTGAAAAAGATACTCGTAGACGTTGGGAAGATAGACTAGAGCTTTCAATGCTTAATGGTCAAATTGCTGAGTCTGGCTCAGGTGCTGAGTTAGCAGGTTACGGTGGTACAGAAGGTCTTTTCGAGGCTTTAGGAGTAAGAGGTAACTCTTTCGAAGGTATCATCACTGACTTAACAGACGTAGATTCTTTAGTAGGTCGTTTCGACGAGCAAGGAAAGATTCAAGATTAAATGTACTACTGTGATAGAGAGCAGTCATTAGCTATCGACGATATGCTAGGTGCTTTAAATGCAGGTTATGACGGAGGTATCTCATTCGGTATGTTCGAAAATGACAAGGACATGGCAGTAAACTTAGGTTTCAAAGGTTTCACAAGAGGTTCTTACAACATCTTCAAAACTGACTGGAAACTATTAAATGACCCAACATTACACGGTGCAGTTTCGACAGCAGCAGGTAAAGTACGTGGTGTATTAATTCCAGTAGGAACTAAGGAAGTGTACGAAGGTGAGTTCAATGGACAAGGTGGAGGAGACAAAATCACTGTACCATTCTTACAACAAAAGTACAGAGTAGCAGGGCAAGAAAACAGAAAATACAAGACTTGGGTAACAGGTACTGTTGGAGGTGTTTACACTGACGACGAGGACGTTATGAAAGTTCACCACCTTTCTGAAAGAATGCTTTGTACAACAGGTGCAAACAACTTTGTACTTTTCGAAGGAGAGTAATCAAAGTTAAGATATAAAGGGGGTGGAATAAACTCTATCCCCTTATTTTTATTCTATTTTAATATTTAATTTAATACAAACAACAATGAAGAACAAATTCGTTGAAAGGTCTTATAGACTTACTGATGACCGTACTGGTTTATCATATTTTATCAAAACAGGAAAACGTAGAAACCTTTTAGTATTTGATGAGGAAAAGGGAATTAAACGTCCAATTCGACACTGCCCTTCTGAACCAACAATCTTTGCAGATGACTTAGGAGAGGAAGTAGTAGTAGGAAATGACACAAGAGTTGTTAAACAAGCTAGTAAAGCAAAGGTAGAACCTATTGTATTTGTTGGTGGATATTTAACAGTTGATTCAACAGACCAGTTGACACAAAAATTCCTTAACGCTCACCCTTCCAATGTAGCGAATGGTGGGAACTTATTCGAAATGATTGATGACGAGAAAGAAGCAGAAGAGAGTTTAGAAATAGACGAACTTAAAATTGACATCTACAATGCTATCCGTGAGAAAGCTAAAGAAGATGGCGGTGAATACGCTTTAGAATCATTAGTTGCTGTACTTGAAAATTCAGTAACTGCTGCATCAGAAATGGGAATAAAGTCCTTAAAGAGAAGAATTTACCAACAAATTGAAGCAGACCCATATTACTTCTTAGATGATAATGACAATGTTTCAGTATTTGAGGATGATTACATTAGTAGAAAGTACTTCGTACTACGTGCGATTAAAGAACAAGTAATCAAGAAATCTTCTAACAATAAATCGATGGTGTGGGTAAAAGACGGAACAGTTATCGCAAGTGCGCCTAGAGGTGTAGAGCTTACAGAGTTCTTCACAGATTTCCTTAGTTCAGACGAAGGAATGCTAGTAGCAGAAGAGATTAAGAGACGTAGTTAAACCCAAAAATAATAAATGAAAAGGAAACCCTGCAATATGACATTGTGGGGTTTTTGTTTGTAATCAAATTTTTAGTATCTTTGTAGCTATGATAGACTTAATATACAAAACATTATTGACAATTATAAACAAGGAAAATCAGGGGTACGTCTCACCTACTGAATTTAACCTTATGCTTAATAATGTAATACAGGAAATATTCCGCTCTTATTTTGAGGATGAGAATAGGGATAAGAATAAAGAGAACAGAGGATTGACTAATAGAGGCTATTCGCATTTATCATTCAACCAAAGACAAAGAATTACAGAGTTCGCAGAAAGTACAGTACTTACAGCACCTGCAGCAACTACACCTTACTCAGTATTCACACTACCAGAGGATGTTTACTTTGTAGAACACGATGGTATATCAACACTAGATGGAAAGGTATTTGACGAGGTTGAAAGAAATAGTGTAGCTAGAATGCTAGGTACTGAGGTAGCACCAACTGCCCTATACCCTATTTATGAGAGTTATGGTAGTACATTAAGAACTTACCCAGAGTCAATAAAGACGATAGATGTTAGATACATCAGAAATCCTAAGACACCAAACTGGACTTACTTCGTTCTACCAAGCGGTGAAGAAATGTTTAACCCTGCCAACCCAGACTTCCAAGACATTGAATTACATGAGTCTGAGTTCTCAAATATCGTATTAAGATTACTTTCTTACTTCGGCATTAATTTAAGAGAGGGTGAAGTGATTCAGATTGCTGAAACATTGAAAGACAAAATGAATATCAAAGATAATGGCTAGTATATACAGACATGTCAAGAGAGCTACTGGTGAGGTATTTTATATAGGAATAACAATTAATAATAAAAGACCTTATTCTAAATCTGATAGAAACATTTTTTGGTACAATTTAGTAAGTAAATATGATTACGATGTTGAGATACTAAAAACAAACCTTAGCTTAAGAGAAGCACAAGAATTAGAAGAGATTCTTATAAACTATTATGGAAGAAGGGATTTAGGGAAAGGAACTTTAGTAAACTTAACTAATGGCGGTGAACTAAACAAGGGTTGTACGCCTAGTTTAGAGACACGAAAGAAGCAGTCTATAGCTAAATTAGGCAGACCTCGTAAATATGAAACTAAAGTTAAAATTAGTAATTCTTGTCAAGGTATTTCAAGGAGTGGTGAACACCTAGAAAAACCTATAGTAGCCATAGACATAGAAACAAACAAAGAATTTAAGTTCAAATCTATTAAAGAATACTCTGAGGAATTAGGTTTAAATAGACCTTCTATATCAAAAGTTCTAAAAGGAAACTTAAACAAAACTAAAAATTATAAATTTAGATGGCAAGCATAGATTACTACGAAGGTGATACATCCGAGTTCGGAAATTACCAATACATAACCCTAGAGGACATTGTAAACAACTATATAATGTCAGGGCAAGACGATGACTACACTTCTAACGTTCCGAGGTACAAAATACTCTACCAAGCGAGAAGAGCGTTTAGAGAGCTTTATTTTGACGTTA